GACTTACCATGTACCAAGCCTCGCCAACGCCATCCCACATAACGCTTGCGCCACCTACAGCCACAACCTCATCATTTACAACACCAGCATAAGATGGGGAGCTAGCATCATTGATAAAAACATCTTTGTATGACTGTCCAATCTCAAATGGCGTTTTGATTTTATCAATATGAAACCGAGTCATTTTCTCAATACTAAGCATCGAATGTATTTGACCTTCTCATTATAGCCAATATTGTCATAGGCAATGGCTGAGACTGTTGTATCACAATTTGTGCGTCATTGTCATATCCTGATGGAAACGAAACTTCTTTATCGCCTGTGAACAAAGGCACAGCCTCATCCATAGCCATACTACTATCTCTGAATGGCAGTCTATCTAAACTGTTTGTATCTGGCCCTATCTCTGCACCAACCGTATTTAAAAACCTAGCGGTTACACCATGTATCCTTTTAATTTTGCCCTGAGATACACCGTCCTCTGCACCACCCTCAAGCCTTAGTGTTTTGACCAATGATTTATAGCCAAATCCAATGTGAGCGTGTGTTGTGTTTCTATCTAATGTCACCGTACCGTTAGTCACGGTTTTATCTGGGTGTGTTGATCCATCTGCAAGTATTGAGACAACTTCGCCCTCAAGGTGATTTAGCCCTGATATTGTGGATGTTGATACGCCTTGATAAGTTAAACCATTATCAACAAAAAATGCTTGTGTGATTTGATCGTTAAAATATATCGAATTAATAAAAGCAATATGCCTAACAGTGCTTCCATTAATCTCACGCTTTACAGAAACATAAACCTGATCTTCAGACCCACTTGGAATAGCTGTGATGCTTTCAACGATTGCTCTTGCTTGACCGCTTGCAAAAAGCCTCACCTCATCAGAGCTTTTTATGGATAGTAAACCGCCAGCAGTGGGTAAGGTTTCTTTTATGGTAACTATATTTGATGCTGGGTTTTCAACTGTAAAATCAGCATGAGCATTGATGGCAGTAAAAATATTATCTGCTGTTGTGTCATTATTTGTATTTGGCCTAAATCCAAGCGTTGATGATGGCGCAGAACTGCCAGCGGCCTCTGATGTAAATGTAACAGTTGTGCCATCGCTTTTTGTTAAAACCAATGTTGTGCCAACAGCTATATTCGCATAGTCGCTTACTGTAATTGTTGCGTGACCACTTACTCCACCAATCGGATGCTCATGCCATCCTACAGCACCATTCGCTCTATCGTATGTAAGGCCAATTAATCTGCCATCGCTATGAACAAACCAGACAATAAGCTCTGGCTCTTGCTGCCATACCATGTCTGTCAGACCACCTCTAGGCAAGTGATCGGCTAATATACTTAAATCAATTCCAAGCAAGCCATCTGTGTCTAAATCAAATGTTATTTCTTTTACTTTCTCCTGCCCCTTCTGAAGCAAGATAGTGCTGTTTCCAGCCCTCAACGGCCTTATGTCTGAACTTCCAAAAGTAGTTTCACGCAGCACGTTTACATTTGTTGGAGATACTGGGGTTGAACCAGTGCCACCAGATAGCGTGAACTCTGCACTTGTGGTTAGAACTTGTAAAAATCTTGCTGGCAAAAGGTGTTTGATGACGTTTACTTGGTCAGATGCTATTGTGAAGTTAACTGCACTGTCAGGTAAAATTCCAGGAGTGTGGTTTTCAAAATCAGCCGACACTGAGCCAAATATCGTCTGTGGCTGGCTTGTCGTGCCAGCAAAGTATAAACGCTCCTCATAGAAGCCCAACGCCCTTGGGAAGCCCGTAGTCGCGCTAAAACTGCCAAGTGACCACAAGGTTGTTGCGTTTGAACTGCCAACAACGCTTGCTGGTAAAAATCCTGTTGACGCTCCTGCCGAATTTGTATTTTTGACAAGCGCAGTTACAACAGTAGCACTTGTAAACCCAGTTATTTTAACGTGACCAAAACCACTATGCTGAAACTCCCATGTTATACTGCCATAGACTTTTTGGCCTTGTGTATGAACAGGGGGCGTTGATCCACTTGTATCACTTCCAGTGTCAACCTTTTTGTAAACATTATCGCCATGACGCACCAAATCATTCTGTGCGTAGCTTGTGCTAGTAGCCCATGCGTCATGCTCTGCCTCTACAACCTCTCTAAATCTAATAAGTCTTCCAACGTCTGTGCTGGCAAACAAACTAGCTGACGCTGTGATTGTTACCGTTCCTGTGTTTGCAGATGCGTACAATGTCGTGGTTGTGATGTTTTCATCAAGATATGGGCCATCCACAAAATCAATATCTGATAACGTCCACCCATTATGAGCGGCAGTCCTTACCAACTTCGCTGGCTCATGGTTCTTGTGAGCTAAAAACAAGGTATCCGCTGACTGTGCATAATTAAGACTAAATATTTCATTCTCAGCAAGATAAGGTGTTGTAATTTCTACAATAGTTGCGGCTGTTCCAGCACTTGAATAAGTATCATAGTTAGTGCTATTTACGCCTGATAATTGAAATGTATTTGTTGTTTTTCCAGCAACCGTAAACTCTAAATTATTTACCTGTGTCATGCCGACAACGCTTTTGATAAAAACTCTATCGCCATTATTAAAGCCATGTGAATTTGCAGTAACAACAGCAGGATTAGCTTTTGTAATAGCTGTAATGGTTTTTGTGGCGTTTGTTACAATGCCGCCATCTTTATAAACCCTTATGTAACTTGACCCAAACTCAAGCACATAAGCCTGTTCATCAGAAAACTCAAAGTTAATAAGCCTGACTCTTTCACCATCTTTTGATGATCCGACAAAGGTAGTTCCAGGTCTTCTTGTTATGCCCCCTTGAGGAAACACAATCATGTTTTCCAATGTTTCTGCCGCTTGGTTGTATTTATCTAAATCAATACGCCCTTCAAGACGAGGCGAGATAGCACCAGCCCGAAAGTTTGTAATAATGCTGGATATTCTTGCCATACTTACAACCTAATATTTGTGAAATCGTCTGCCTGTGGTTGCTCTGGGAAGCCCTCCATACTGTCAACTCCCTTGGCTTCTTTTAATCTTTGCTCATACAATGCAAACATTTGTTGCGCTATAGAGTTACTGCCAGTGATTGCGTATCCAACATCTGATGCCAGACGATGCGCTATGGTGCTTGAAAGCAAAGCGTCGTACTGTTCTGTGTCTTCTTCTCTGCCAATGTAAACAATGTTGCAAGTGTCTTCATTGCTCAAAACCTTTCTGCCTTCAACTTTAAACATAACATTACTGTCGTAAGCAGCTAGGTCATTATTTACGTTACTATTCCAAAACGATATGACACGCAGACAAAAAGGGTCTGTGGGTAATGTGAATTGTGAGGAAAATCCAAAAGCAGGGGCGGCTGAGTCTTTTGCTAATTCTTGTCTAAATATAGCTATGTTCCAAGGATGTGCGCGGAGAACCGAATCCCTAACAGGCCCAAAGTTTCTGTTACACAGTCTGGCTTCTTTTGAGTTTTGAGTTAGGTCTGTGATAGTCGCAGCCCCCAACAAGTCCATAGCCTGATTACATATATCAACAACTGAGGGCATCAAACACTCCTTGGAGAAGAAGGGGCGATAACGCCCCCTCTAATTTTAGTTTACAACGTAGTGAATAATGAACGACATATCACCGCCAGTGCCACCAGTGGCATTGAATGTTGCGGCTATGTAGTAATATCCACCTGGATCGGATGACGCTCCTGCATTTGTGTACAGTTTCGCACCAATCGTGTTGATGTCTGCTGCCTCAGTTCTCAAGTCGGCAACGGCTGTAGTCCCATCTGCAACCGAGGTTGCAAAAAAGTCTTCGTCCACAACTGTTCCATCTGTCTGATAGATGCCAACATTGAATGTGCAGCTACCGCCTAAAGCATCTGCCGCAACCTGAATGGCTGTAACAGAGGCATTACTTGGAATTGGAGCCAGCATGACAATATCATTGTCAGTGCTATCACCAGCCGCTAACGCAATCGTACCTTGAGCGACACGCAAAACACCGTGTAACTCTTGGCTATCGTTGGCAACTTGAGGAGAGGCTTCAAAATTGGCTACAAGGTCTGAATTTTTCGTAGTCATAATTTACCACTCCTTACGCTGATTCGTCACAGTCAATCTGGACAACTTTTTCTTCTTCCATACGAGTGGAGCCAATGCTCATGCAATAGTAGACTTGCGTTGCGTAACCTTTGTCGGAACGCTCATCTATTCTTGCCATTACATCTTTACCAATCGCTAGAGCAAGACCATCCTCTGCCCATGCAAAACATGAACGGATGTTGCCAGCTTTTGACAGACGGTTTGTAGTTATGAAGTTAAATCCCATGAACTGATTAACTTCACCCTGCACTAGAGCCTTTACCGTATTGAAATCACTTGATGTTACGTTTGTATCACCAAGCAATGCTTCAATCTGATCTGGCCCTACAGCAATATAGCGCGGTATTGACGGATCAACTGACGCAAGGTCTAAGGTCTTTTTAGCAGTCCTTAGTTTTGCAACAGTCAAATCTGCACCACCATTCGCAATTTGCTGACCAGCAGGAAGCGCAGTTGATGTGCTGCCTGTCTCACCAGTAAATGCTGTGCCTAATGCTGCTGAGATAATCTCATCGTCCATCGCCCGACCCAATGCAAAAGCGGCTGCTTGAGCATAGGCAGAGGTTGGATCAATAAGCATTCTCACTTTATCTTGCTCATCAATAAGATCAGCATACTCGTAGTCCACAAGAGTTACCCTACGCCTTGCATGGGGTGTATCTATTTGTGGTGTGTCAGCGTGTCGGGTTGTACGCTTTTGCGCAGTAGCCTTCCCCACTTGGTCAAAAAAGGCATTTTTGCCAGTCATACTTTCTGTACGCACAGCATCACGCAAAAGAGAACCCTTCTGCTGTGATAACATCTGCACGTTTGCAGAATATTGCTGGACAAATGCCGTGGTTACTTCAATAGACATCTCTGTCTCCTTTTACCAAAATGACATTTGACTTGCAGACTGCTACCCGACAACACGGACACTCCTAGAATTTTAAGCCCTCTTGCGGCTACCGTCTTTCCGGTTGTCTTTAGGACGGCTTACACCGCTACCCTCTGTAACCCAATCGTGATATTTATCTGCCAGCTTAACTGGATCAAGAACATCACGCTGAGTTCCAAACTCAACCGCCATTCTAAGGCATTCTAATCGAATTGCCAATGGGGATAATTCATCATCCATGAACCATCTCCATCAATTCGGTCATTCTTTGCACTAACCTCTGACGTTTTTGTGGGTT